CCGACGCCGCCGGCGCAGCTCGGCATGCCGGCCGACGACATGGCCTGGCGTGACGAGATGCGCGCCGAGCTGGGAGCGATCCGCGTCCTGGCCGGCCGCAGCGCCGTCGGCGGCGATGATCCGTACGCGGGCCTTCGGACGTTCGCGGCCAGCGGCGAAGACGCCTTCGGCCTGGCGTGCCGCGCGGCCTTCGTCGACCCCGCGGTCGGCCGGCTGCTGACGCGCGCGCTCGCCGACGAAGTCACCGGCGACAATCCCGGCGTCATCCCGCCCGGATGGGTGTCCGAAGTCGTCGGCATCTTCCCGGTGCGCCAGCCGGCCGTCGTCGCGTTCGGCGGCCGCAGCTCGCTGCCGGACGCCGGCATGGATATCAACTGGCCGTACTACGACGGCGACATCGAAGCGCTGATCGGCCGCCAGACGGCCGAGAAGACGGCGCTGCCGACGTCGAAGATCTCGCTGAAGCGCGGCACCGCGCCGATCGTCAGCTACGGCTTCGCGCACGACGTCGCGTACCAGCTGATCCTGCGCAGCTCGCCGAGCTACATCGCGGCCGCGAACCGGATCCTGCTGGCGGCGTTCGCCGCGCGCGAGGATCGCGAGATGGTCGACGCCGTCGTCGCGGCCGACGCGCTCGGCGGCTTCGTCACGCTCGATCCGCTGACGGCCACGGCCGACGCCGTCCGGGCGGCGCTGTTCGAAGCGTCGGTCGCGGTCGAAACGGCGACCGGCGCGCCGGCGACGTTCGGCCTGGCGTCGACGAACGTCTTCACGAAGCTCGGCGGCCTGCCCGGTCTGTCGCCATCGATGTACGGCACGCAGAACGTCGCCGGCACGGCCGACGCGGCCAGCCTTCGGATCAACGTGTCGGGCCTGCCGATCGTCCACGATCACCGGCTGCCGACCGGATCGCTCGCCGTCAGCAATGACAGCGCGGCGAGCTGGAACGGCGTCGGCCCGCTGTTCGTGACGGCCGAAGACGTCGAACGGCTCGGCCGCAACGAAGCGATCTGGGGCATGGGCGCCGCCACGATCGAGCTGCCGAAGGGGATCGTCTGGCTGGCGGCCGCGAAGCCGACGGCAGCGTCGACGACGTCCAGCCGCCGGCGCGACTGATCCAGGATCCCGTGCCGCCATACGCCACAGCCGACCAGCTCGCCGCGACGACGCCAGGACTGGCGCCGGATCGGGCCGAGCTGGCACTACAGGCCGCGTCCGACTACGTCGACGCGGTCTGTTTCGGCGTCACCGATCCGCCGACGCACTTCGCCGATCCGCCACCGGCCCGCGTGACGTCGGCCACGCTGATCGCCGCCGCACGGTTCGCACGGGATCCCGAAGGACCGTGGGGCACCGTCGGCGGCATCGGCGAAGTCCCGATCTACGCGAAGTCACAGATCCCGGACGCTGACAAGCTGCTGCTCGGCCTTCGCCGATCGTTCGGCCTGGCATGACGACAGCTCGGGCGGCGCTCGCCGAGCTGCTGGCGACGACGGCCGGCAGCGTGCCGGTGCGCCAGGCACCGCTGCGCAACGCCGCGCCGCCCGTCCTGGCGATCGCACCGGGCCGGCCGTATCTGCGGCCGTCGTCGACCGTGCCTGGCTGCCTGGAAGACTGGCGGCTAGACGTGTGGGCGATCACGACGCGCGAAGACGTGTCGGCGATGGATTCGCAGGATGCGATGGTCGACGCGATCCGCGCCGCGGTCGACGTCGACGGGCCGGACGGCTACGGCTACTGGTATCGCTTCGCCGGCGTCGAAGTCGCCAACGTCGACACGGTCGACCTGGCCGGCATGCCCGGTCTGGCGACGATCGTCCAGCTGGTCGTCAGCGGATGACGGCGGCGAAGATGACGGCCGACACGGCGCCCGTCCTGGCGGCGCTCGATCACATCGGCCGGTCGGCCGCCGACATGGCCGAGCCGACGCGAACCGTCCTGGCGATCGGCGCCGACGCCGCCCGGGCCGGCGCGCCGGTGCGCACCGGCGAGCTGGTCAGCTCGATCGCCGTCGTCAGCGTCACGGCCGACGGCGGCGAGCTGGCGGCCAGCGCGGCGCACGCGCCGTTCATGGAATTCGGTACGCGCTTCGTCCGTGGCCGCCGGTTCATGCGCCGCGGCGCCGACGCGATCGCCACGGCGGCCGAGCCGACCTACGCGAAATGGCTGGATGGCGCGGTCGAACGCGCGACACGGTAGACGGAGGATCTGATGGCGCCGCTGTTCATGAAAACGGTTCTGTTGTCGCTGAAGGTCGGCGCCGGCACGGCGAAGACGTTCACATGCCTGCTGAAGTCGGCGAGCGTCGACGCGGCCGCCGGCGACACGGTCGAATATCCGACCCTCTCGGCCGGCTGCACCTATCGCCAGCTCGGGCCGACGATCTATGAGCTGCATCTGGTCGGCGTCCAGGATCACGATCCGTCGTCGTCGTCGGGCCTGTCGGCGTTCCTGGACACGAACGACGGCCTGGCCGCGTCGTTCTGGCTGCAGGCATACGGCGAAGCTGTCGCGGCCGCGCCGGCCACGCCGGCGAAGGCCGGCAGCTGCGTCATCGCCGCCGGCAGCTACGGCGGCGAAGTCCAGACGTTCGCCGAATTCGACGTCACGCTGCCGATCTCCGGCAAGCCGACGACGGCGACGACTGGCGCGGCGCCGGCGTTCTTCGAAGCGCTGGAAGCCGGCGAGGATCTGGCGCGATTCACGGAATCGGCCGACCAGCTCGCCGACGCCGAGCGGATCGGCGCGGCCGAGCTGGCGGCGTGACCGACGACGCCGACGTCCTGGATCTCACGGCGATCGCGCAAGCGCATCCGGCCCGCCGCGTCCGGCTGGACATGTCGAAGATCGTCGCCGACGGCCTGCTGTCGATCGGCGACGTCGTCGACATCGCCGAGCTGCTGCACACGGAGCCTTCGCAGATCGCGGCGACCCTGGACGGCGGCCAGAACGCCGTCGCGTCAATCGAGCTCGGCCTGGCGCTCGCGTTCGTCATCGGTCGCAAGGCCGATCCGGCGCTGTCGTACGACGAAGTCCGGTCGACCTGGCGGATCGAGCCAGGATCGCCGCCGGACCCTACGCCGCCGACGCCGCAGCCGGACGCGCCCGCTACGTCGTCGGCATAGCCAGGATGACGGGCCTGCCGCCGGCGGCCGTCCGGCAGCTGTCGCTGCCCGAAGTCGCCGCGTACGCCGAAGCGATCGACGCCGAAGCCACGGCGCAGCGGCTGGCGCTGATGCGCGCTCGCCAGGGTCGGCGCAGCCGTGGCTAGCACGGTCGACCTGGTCGTCAAGATCGTCGGCGACACGGCCGGTCTGAACAGCGCGCTGGACGGCGGATCGAAGTCGGTCGGCGCGTTCGGCAAGTCGATCGACGTCGGCGGCATCGCGAAGCTCGCCGGCATGGCGACCGTCGCCGGCGGCGTGGCGCTCGCGATCTCCGAGATGACGAACGCCGCGGCCGCCGACCAGGCCGAACAGGGTCGGCTAGTCGCCGCCATCACGGCCGCCGGCGCCGCGACCGGCGACTACGCCGCGCAAGTCGACGCGGCGATCGCCGCCGGCCAGGATCGAGCGTTCACAGACAGCCAGACGCGCGAAGCGCTGATGTCGCTGGTGACGGCGACCGGCGACGTCACGACGGCATCGTCCGAGCTGGCGGCCGCGCAAGACATCGCGCGCTTCGCGAACGTCGACCTCGCGCTGGCCGCCGACGCCGTGGCGAAGGCGCACGCCGGCCAGGACGGCGCGCTGCGCAAGCTGATGCCCGGTCTGGCCGCCGGTGCCACGGCCGCCGACACGATGGCGGCCGCGACGTCGCTCGCCGCCGGCCAGGCCGACGCGTTCGCCAGCTCGGCCGCCGGCATGCAAGCGAAGGGCGCCGACGCGTTCGGCGAGCTGACGGAGACGATCGGCGCGGCGTTCCTGCCCGTCCTGGAAGCGATCCTGCCGGCGCTGATTCCGCTGATCCAGGCTTTCGGCCGGCTGGTGTCTGCCGTCCTGCCGCTGCTGATCCCGATCCTGAAGCTGGTCGGCCAGGCACTCGGCGTCGTCGCCGGTGCGATCACCGGCGTCGTCAACGCGATCATCACCCTGATCGGCTGGCTGTCGACGGCCATCGGCAAGATCGGCGACTTCCTGGCGTCGATCAATCCGCTGAAGGGGATCTCGCTGCCGTCGCTGCCGTTCATGTCGTCGGCGATCGCGCCGTCGGCTGCGCTGGCCGCCGGCGCCTACAGCTCGCCGCGCGACAGCGGCGGCACCGTGTCCGAACGCGCGTCGATCATCGTCAACGTCTACACGACCGGCGACACGATCGAAGGCGAACGCGCCGTCGTCCGGGCGCTGACGCGCGCGACCCGTCTGAACGCCGGCCTGGTCGTCCCGTCGCTGCAGCTCGCGCCGGCCGGCGCCAGCTTCGCGCGCGCCGACCGACCGGAAGCGAAGCCGGCGTCGTGACGTCGATCGGGCCTGGTCCCGAATCGGTCGACGTCCAGCTGTACGCGCCGGCGCCGACCGGCGCGCGCTGGGATCGCTCGAGCTGGGACGGCGCGCCGTGGGTCGCGGCGGCCTGGCAATCGGTCGACTGCGACGTCGTCGAAGCCGCCTTCGTCGCCGGCGTCACCGACGAAGCCGGCGTCCTGTCGCAATCGGCCGCCGGCCCGATGGATCTGGCGACCCTGGATCCGAATCGCGAGCTGGATCCGTCGAACGCCGACGGCCCGTACTTCGGCTCGATCGCGCCAGGCACGCCGCTGCGGCTGCTCGGCGGCAGCGGCGCCGCGACCGGCGTCTGGTCCGGCTTCGTCGACGAAGCCAGCTATGACGTCGCCAGCCAGCGCGGCCGCGTCCGGTGCGTCGACGCGATCGCGATCTTGGCGCAAGCGTCCGTGCCCGACGGCACGGTCCTGCCGAACACGCTGCGCGCACGCGTCCGAGCCGTCGTCGCGGCCGCCGGCCTGGCCGACGTCGTGCCCGTCCAGCCGGAATCGGTCGCCGTCCAGCTCGCCGTGGATCCGGGCTTCGAAGCCGTCGACGTCCTGGCCGGCGTCGGTTCGTTCGAAGACCCTGCACTACCAGGCTGGTCGACGGCGACCGGCGCCTCGATCGCCTTCGGCGGCGCGCCGGACGGCGCGCGCGTGGCACGCATCACCGGCAACGGCTCGAACTATCCGGCGATCACCAGCACGACCGTCGGCGTCGTGCCCGGTCGCACCTACCGTCTGACGGCGTCGGCGAAGCGCGCCAGCGGGACGCTGAACGGCCGCGTACGGGTCGACTACATGAAAGGCACCGTCGCCGGTGCATCGCCGGCCGTCCTGGACTTCACGACGGCGGCCTTCGTCGCGAGGTCGTCGAGCTTCACCGTGCCGACCGACGGCACGGTCGACGGCATACGCGTGCTGTGTCACGTCAACGCGCCGGCCGTGGCCGCGCCGGATGCGTGGGACTTCGACGCCGTCACGGTCGAAGACGTCAGCGACCTTCCCGGCGTCTGGACGCCGTCGGGCACCGTCGGCGTCGGCTCGCAGACGATCGCGCCGCCGACCCTCATCGAAGGTCGCCGCGCGCTGCGCATCGTCGGCGGCGGCGCATCGCCGCGATACGCGCAACAGATCGTGCCGGCGGCCGGCCAGACGTACGTCGTCAGCGGCTGGACATCGCGACCGGCCGGCGCGCTGTTCGGCTCGATCGGCTACATCGCGCGCAACGCCGCGAATGCGCAGATCGCGACGGCGCTGGCGACCGGCGCCGACCCGTCCGGCACGTGGGAGTACCTGTCGACCAGCTACACGACGCCGGCCGACGGTTCGGTCGTCCGGATCGACGCGATCGCGCAGATCAACGCCGCGACGACGGCCGCGACCGACGCGCCACTGTTCGACGATCTGCGGCTGACCGGGCCGACGGCCGCGACGATCCTGTCGACCGATCCGCCGGTCGCGCCGCACGACGGCAAGGCCGCGTCGGCCTGGACGATCATCCAGAACGCCGCGCTGGACGCGCTGACGCTGGTCTGGCTGTCGCCGGCCGGCGAGCTGCGCTTCACGTCATGGGGATCGCTGCCGGACGCCGTCATCTCGATCGGCTGCCCGCCAGCCGGCGAGCCGGCCGACCGCTGGATCGGCGGCCTGTCGACGATCGCCTACGGCATGTCGGCGGCCGCCATCCGGAATCGCGTCCGGGCCTGGTCGGCGCCGTCGGTCTGGGCGCCGTACGTCGACGACGGGCCGAGCCTGATCCGCTACGGCGCGCGGCCGCTGGACGTCGACCGCGTCGTGCCCGACTTCGCGAACTGGTCGGCCCGGATCCTGGCCGACCGGGCCGACGCCGGCCTGGCCGTCACGCTCGGCGAAGTCCGGCCGTACAGCGCGTCCGAGCTGGATGCGCTGCTCGCGATCCGCACGGCCGGCCCGCAGATCGTCCGGATCGCCGACAGCGAACACGGCACGCCGATCGACCAGGACGTCGGCATCGTCGGCACGTCCGGCCGGATGACGCCGGCCGGCTGGACGTTCCGCTACGTGACGATGATCCCGCGGGCCGACTGGGACGCCGTCGAACCGCCGGCGCCGAAGCCGCCCGACCCGCCGGTGCAGCCGTACCACACGGAGACGCGCACCTACGTCGCGACGTCCGACGCGCTGCTGGCGCTGACGTCGGGCGGCTCGAAGTACGGCGCCGGCGCAGCGAACAGCCTTCCTGTCGGCGTCTGGTCCGGCTGGACATACCGCAGCTGCATCCAGCTGCCGGCGATCCCCTGGACGAAGGTTCGCCGGATCGTTTCGGCGAAGCTGCGCGTCCGAACGTCGACGCAAGTACGGGTCGGCTTCGGCAGCTCGCCGACGATCGAAGTGCAGCGGATCACCGGCAGCTGGTCGGCCGGTTCGTCGACGACGCCATCGTCCGGCAACGCCGTCGTCTATCCCGGGCCGTCGACGACGTCGACCGGCGCGAAGCGCGCCAACCTGACGAAGTCGGAACAGGCCGACCAGGACATCGATATCACGGCGATCGCGACGGCATGGGCGCCGTCGTCGATCGGCGGCAGCTCGGCGGCGCAGCGCGGCGTCATGCTGCTGCCTGGCAGCGGATCGGGCGCCGACACGTCCGAGCTGTGGCCGGTCGAAGCCAGCGCCGGCAAGCCGTCGCTGATCCTGGTCGTCGAAGTGTTCGACTAGAACGGAGGATCGATCATGGCTGTACCAGCTCGGCCGACCAGCGGCGCCGTCGTCGACGTCGCATGGGGCCAGATCGCACACGACACGGCCGTCGGCCAGGACGTCCAGACCGGATCGGCCAACGTCACCGTCTCGGCGTCGACGCAGGGATCTGTCGTCGTCACGTTCCCGCGGCCGTTCGCCGGCACGCCGACCGTCACGGCGATGATCGGCCCGTCATCGTCGGGCGCCGCGCTGGCCTATTCGATCCAGGCCGCGGCTGTGTCGGCGACGGCCGTGACGCTTCGCGCCGCCGGCGGCGGATCGACGACGTTCACCGTGCCTGTCATGTGGATCGCCGTCGGCCCGCGGGCTTAGCCGTGCGCGAGCTGCTGGCCGAGCTGCTGCCGCGCTGGCTGGCGATCGCGCTCGGCATCCGACGCGTGACGCCGGCCGGCGACTACTGGCCGTGGGATCGGTCGGCCCGCGTGCCGGCGATCGACACGGGCGGCACGTTCCGAGCTGCCTGGCGCCAGCAGGATCCGTCGGTCGACCCGCGCGAGCCGTCGGGCGGCGAGTCATCGTCGACCGGATCCGATCACGGCTGGTCGAACTGCACATGTACGTCGGGCGCGCTGGCGCTCGCCTACCAGCAGCCGCGCGGCCAGCTCGCGCCGTGGGGCGGCGACCTTCGGCACCGCCAGGGCGATCTGTCGGGCGGCACCGATCTATACGACGTCCGGGCGGCCTGGTCGACCTACGGCGAGACGCTGACGATCCGCAGCGGCGCCGGCTGGTCGGCCGTCGTCGCGGCGCATGACGAAGGGCGCGCGATCGTCATCCAGGGCACCGGCAACGTGCCTGGATCCGAATCGTTCGACGGCGGCCATGCCTGCGCGATCGCACCGGAGACGCATAGCGGCGGCGACTGGCTGTTCGGCGACCCGCTGGCGTCCGGCTGGCAATGGATCGCGCCGTCGGCCATCCGCAGCTGGGCTGAGCGCTGGCAGTCGTCGATCGCCTTCGCGGTCGGCGAAGCGCCGCCAGCTGGCGGCGGCGGCGGCGGCGGCGGCGGCGGATCCGCGCCGGCAGCGATCCCGACGCCGGTGCCCGACATCGGCGCCGAGCTGCGGCGCGCCGAGCTGCACGGCGGCGAGATGGCGCTGGACGCCGAAGTCGCCGGCTGGCTGGACTGGCTCGGCCCGGTCGACGGCCGGCCTGGCACGGCCTGGGATCTGTCGGCCTGGTCGACGTCGGCGAGCTGGGGACGCGGCTCGATCCTGGATCCGGTCGCGGCCGCCGATCATGCCCGGTCGACGACGGCGAGCTGGGACGGCGCCGGCTGGCGCGCGCTGGTCTGGCCGTAGCTGGTGCCGCGGCTGTTCGAGATCGCGGCGCTGTACCTGGCGCTGGTCTGCGCCGGCGCGATCATCGCAACGCCGACGTTCCCGGCCGAAGCTCGGGTCGCCGCGCTGGCGGCCATCCTGGCCGGCTTCGTCTACCTGAGTCGACGACGTAGCCGCAGCTGACGGCTTCGCGGCCGCCACGGCCGAATCTCGGCGTCTGGCGAGATCCTGGCAGGGTCGGCCCGCCGGCGATCACCGGGCGCCCATCCACGGGATCCGCGCGGCGGCCGTCGTCGACGGTAGCTGGCGAGCTGACGACATCTGACGACATCTGACGACGGCCGCAGCTGCGCCAGACCGCGCCAACGGCGGCCAGACCGTGACACGTCGCGACGGCCGATTGTGCCCGATTGTGCCCGGGCGCCGTGAACGCGCGTTCGGTTCGTGCGTGATTCGGCCGATTCGGCTGCTACCCGCTTGGTCGCAGGTTCGAATCCTGCCGCCGGAGCCAGACAGCTCGATTGAGCGTGAAACGGCCTTCGAACCGAACGGCCGTTCGGACCCCGACACGACAGAACCGGCCACATCGGGCCGGTTCACGTCGTCGGATTGTGCCCGTTTGTGCCCGGTCTGTGACCAGGCACCGGGCCGGCTAACAGCTGTCATCCACCGGCGAACACGGCTTCGGCCAGCTCGGCGATCGCTTCGCGCCGGCGATCCGTCATGTGCGAGTAGGTCGCCGTCATCCGCTGCGACGTGTGGCCGAGCATCTTCGAAACGGCTTCGGCGTCGGCGCCGGCTTCGCGCAGCGCCGTCGTGAACGCGTGGCGAAGGCTGTGGAACGTCAGCGGCGCCAGGCCGGCGCGATCGCGCTCGGCTGTGACGCCGGCGGCGACGGCCGCCCGCTGTACCCGTTTGTTGGCGTTCGACGGCGACACGGCGCCGCCGGTCGACGTTCGGAAGACGAGATCCGCAGGGTAGTCGCGCCGGCGCGGCTGCGAGCTGGCGCGCAGCGCCGTCAACGCCAGGACGGCCGTCGCCGGCAGCGCGACCGTCCGAGCGCTGTCGGCCGTCTTCGTCGTCGGCATCCACAGCAGCGTCTTCGCGTCCAGCGTGCCGCGGATCCGCAGCTGCCGGCGCGCGAGGTCGACGTCCTGCCATCGAAGGCCGAAGATCTCGCCCGATCGCATGCCGGTGTAGGCCGCCAGGACGTACGCGGCGTGCTCGGGCCGATCCTCGAGCTTCGCCAGGATCCGCCGGACGTCGGCCGCGGTCGGCGGCGCGACACGGCGATGCCGGACGGCCGGCCCGCTGACCAGCCGGATCGGATTGCGATCGATATGGCGCTTTCGCTCGGCGTGATTCATGACCAGCGACAGCAGCTTTCGAACCTGGCCGATCGTGGCCGTCGACAGCCGCCGGCCGGTTCGCGTGCCGACCTGGCGGCCGAGCTGATCCAGATAGTCGTCCAGCTCGAAATCCTCGATCTCGGCCAGCGGCCGGTTCGCGATCGAGCTGGTCGCGATGTAGTTACGCCACAGCGATTCGAAGCTGCGCCGGCTGGTCGGCCGCAGCTCGGCGTCGGCGATGTAGTCGCGAACGTACGGCGACAGCTTCGCGCGCGTCGTGCGCACGGCGATCCTGGATCCGTACAGCTGCGCATGGATGGCGTCGGCTTCGGTCCTGGTCGCGGCGCGGCGCTGTACGCGCTTGCCGTCGACCATGCGCGAGATCCTGTAGCCGCCGCGAACGTCGTCGCGTGTCATGCCGGTCGGTAGCTGCTGGTCGGTTCGTGGCATCTGGTCGGTCCCTTCGGTCTGGTCGGTTCGTCCCGGCTGTTACCGGGCTGTGCCCGCAGCATGGCCGACAAACAGCGCCAAAGTCAACATTGTTACGACAATGACGCCATCTGACGGCCGGATGACGACGCTGACGCTTGCAGCGCTTCGGCAGCGTTTGGCAGGATTCGGTCGCGGGTCGCCGACCGGATCCCCCGGCCGGCCTGGCGACCCAGCAGCCCAACGCCGCGACACGGAAGGACACGGATCGACCGATGGCTGGACCCCGGATCCCCGCACCGATCACCCTGGCCGAAGCCGGCCAGCTGCTCGCAGTCTCGCCGCGCACCGTCCAGCGGCTGCTGCAGCGTGGCGAGCTGGCCGGCCTGGCGATCGGCGGCAGCCGCCGCGTCGATCGCAACAGCGTCGACGACTACCTGAAGCGCGCGCCCGAACGCGAAGGCCGGCATCTGCGCCGACGTTGACAACGCTGTCGACAACCTGTGGACAACGGTCGAATCTGGTGCGCAAGTCGACGACGCCGCCCGAAGCCGCTGACGCGAGCCGGCGCGAGCCGTCGCGAGCTGTCGCGAAAGTCGATTCGCACACGTCGGTAGACTCGCCAGCGTCGGCCCGCAGGAACAGCCGCAGCGCTGGCGAGAGTCTCCCGCCGACCAGCTCGATAACCGAAGCCGCACTACTCCGCGGCTACGGTCTGGATCCCGACACGCTAGAGGATCGCCGACGTGACCGACCCGACACGCATCCGAACCGGCGTCGTGGCAGCGCTGGTCGAACAGATCGAGCGTGACTGCAAGCGCGTCGACGCCGGTCTGCTGCAGCTCGCCGGCGCGCTGGACGCCGGCGCCGGCTGGCCGTTCGTCGGCGAGCTGACGCCGGACGAAGCGACCGATATCGCTGCATCGCTGGCCGCCATCGGCGTTCGCGCCGGCGCGATCCTGGTGCGCGACGTCGAACGGACGAAGACACGCGAAGCGCGCTGGCAATCGCGCGTCCAGGCATGACCGAACGATTCGCCGTCCAGCTGCAGATCCTGGTCGACCGCGCCGCGCTGGACGAAGCGAACCGGCGAGCTGCCGCCGGCTACGGCCTGGCGTACGACCTGGACGTCGACGAATGGGATCCCGACACGCTCGCGCGGGCGATCGCCGACGAAGTCGCGACGATCGTCGACGTCGACGACGTAGCCGCCCGATGACGCCGAAGCCGCGATCGCTGCCGATCGAGCCGCTGCGGCCCGGGCAGCTGCCGCCGGTCGCGCCGCGCGGCTACCGCGCCGTGCGCATCGCCGGCGTCCAGCATCTCGGCCGGCGCGACAGCGGCCGGACGTTATGCGGCGTCGACTGGCTGGCGAGCGCTCGCGCCAGGCCGAAGGCGATCTGCCGGACGTGCGCCGCGCTGATCGGCGAGCTGCACCGATGACGGCGCCGGCCGGCCGCCGACAGCCGCTCGACCTTGCCGAAACCGCGTGGGGCATCATCGCCAACGCGGGCGGCGGCGACTGGACGAAGGAGACGCAGGAGTGGCAGGACGCCGCCGCTCGATGGCGGGATGCCTATCACGCCGCCCTCGATGCGGCACAGGAGCCGGTGCCGTCGGCCGAGGTCCTCAACCACGCCATCCACGACGCGACGGGCTGATGACGTCTCGGCGCCGCCCGTCCGACAGCTCGCCGGCCTGGCAAGCGCTGCGCCGGCGTGTCCTGATCCGCGCCCGGTTCGTCTGCTACTGGTGCAGCGGCCGCGCCAACGAAGCCGATCATCTGGTCGCGCTGGCCGACGGCGGCGCGGCGCTCGATCTGCGCAACCTGGTCGCCGCCTGCCGCAGCTGCAACGCGCGCCGCGGCGGCGAGCTGCGCCAGCGCCAGGCCGCCGTGCCGGCCCGTCGGTCGCGATCCTGGTGACGCCGCAGCGCTGGCTGCTGCTGTGGCTGCTGGCCGGCCTGCTGCTGTGGGCTGCTGTACTCGGCCTGCTGGCATGGCTGGCTGGCGTGTTCGGCTGGACGCTGTGACAGCTCGCGCGCCAGGCCGCAGCCATCGGCATCGCTGGATCCCGCTGGCTGTCGACGCGCACCGGATCCTCGAAGGCTGCGCCGACCCGCGCTGCACAGCGACACGGACGGGCGGCCGGCTGGTCGGTCTGTGGGATGACGGATTATTCCAGCCAGACCAGCAACGGGCCCGCGGTAATTCCTCGAGCGAGCTCAACGAATTACGGCGCGATAAAGGCGACGAATGAAACAAATCGGGCGAATAAACGCGCGAAATAGTCGCGCGCCGCGAAATTCGGGCGGTTTTTAGATTGGCAGGTTGTCGCGCGGAGACCTGCCGCCGCAATCTCTCCCCGCTATAGCCCGGAACCGGCCAAATAACGCGCATTATCGGGTCAAATAGGGCCGAATAACGCCCGAACGGGGCAATAAACGCCGTTTATTCGAACGTGAAGGTGCCGAAATAACGTGGCCCGCCAGCACCGCCAGGATCCGTTATTCCCGCAGCTCGCGAAGCGCCGGAATCGGGCGGCGATCGACCGGACGATCGCCGCGCTGCGCCAGGCCGGCCGGCTGGACGGCGTCGACGCCGCGCTGGTCGCGGTCTGCCGTTCGCTGGCCGCCGCGCTGGACGAAGCGCCGACGCCGTATGTCACAGCGACGATCGGCCGCGTCCAGCTGGAAGCGCTGCGGCTGCTGACCGGCAAGCCGGCGCCCGAAGCTGACGAGCTGGATGCCTTCCTTCGCAGCATCGCCGAGCGTCCCGCCACGGTTCGCGACGCCACGGACGCCTAGCCGGCCGACGCGCGGCGAAGCGATCGCCAGGGTCGGCGCGCTGATCGGCTCGCCGCCGCTGGCCTGGCAGCGCTTCGTCATGGACGTCGCCGGCGAGCTGCTGCCCGACGGCCGGCCGGCGTTTCGCGAGATCCGCGTCACCGTGCCGCGCCAGCAAGGCAAGACGGGCGGCCTGCTGCTGCCCGTCATGGCGCATCGCGCGCTGGCGTACGGCCGGCCGCAGCGGATCCTGTACACGGCGCAGGATCGGAATCACGCTCGCGAGAAATGGTCCGAGCAAGTCGACCAGCTCGATCGCTCGCCGCTGCGCCGGCTGTACACCGTCCGGCGTTCGAACGGATCGGAGCGGATCCGCTGGCGCACCGGCAGCCAGCACGGCATCACGGCCGGCGGCGAGACGTCCGGCCACGGATTCACGCTCGATCTCGGCGTCATCGACGAAGCGTGGGCGCAGATCGACGATCGCCTGGTGCAGTCGTTTCGGCCGGCGATGGTGACGCGGGCCGACGCGCAGCTGTGGATCGTATCGACGGCCGGCACGGACGATTCCGTGTTCCTTCGCGAACGCGTCGACGACGGCCGCGCCAGGGTCGAAGCCGGCGAGCGCAGCGACGTCGCGTACTTCGAATGGTCGGCGCCCGACGACGCCGACGACGCGGATCCCGCGACCTGGCGCGCGGCGATGCCGGCGCTCGGGATCCTGATCGACGAACAGACGATCGCCAGCGACCGGGCGGCGATGGACCGCGACGAGTTCGCGCGGGCCTACCTGAATCGCTGGACGGCCGGCGGCCTGCCCGTGTTCGACCTGGCCGACTGGATCCGCTGCCGCGACGATCGGAGCCAGGCCGTCGACCGGCCGGCGTTCGCGATCGACATCGCGCCCGATCGCTCGCACGGCTCGATCGCCGTCGCCGGCGGCCGCCGCGACGGGCGGATCCATGTCGAGCTGGTCGAACGCCGCAGCGGCACCGACTGGATCGTCGGCCGGATCGCCGAGCTGGTCGAACGGCATCGGCCGGTCGCCGTGGCGCTCGATCCTGGATCGCCGGCCGGTTCGCTGGTGACGGATCTGTCGACCCTTCGCCGCGTGCCGCCGCTGGTGCTGATCGGCGGCCGCGCATACGCTCAATCCTGCGGCGAGCTGTTCGACGATGTCCGGTCTGGTCGGTTGGCGCATCTCGGGCAGCCGCCGCTAGACGACGCCGTCGCCGGCGCGCGCAAGCGACAGCTCGGCGATGCCTGGGTCTGGTCGCGATCGGCGTCGACGACGTCGGATCCGGCGCCGCTGATCGCGGCGACCCTGGCGCGCCACGCCTACGCCGGCGCGCCGCGCACGAAGCCGTCGATCCTGTGACTGCCGACATGTAGCAACGCGCAGCTCGCTCGAGCACGCTCGCCGACGCCGACACGTTGCTGCAATCCGGCAATAACGGCGTGTTATGGTCCGCGCCGTGGGCGCCTTCGGAGATCTGTTGCGATCGCTCGCCGGCCCGCGCGGCCGCGCCGAAGCCGTCGACGACGACGCCGATCCTGGCGTCACGGCCATCCAGCGCGCGATCGAACAGCGCATCGCGTCATTCACGCTCGGCGATGCGCTGGCGCTGCCGGCCGTGGCGCGCGCCGTCGACCTGATCTGTAGCCACGCCGCCGCGCTGCAGCCGATCGTCCTGGCCGACGGCCTGCCGCTGGATCGGCAGCCGCGGCTGGTGACGCGGCCGACGCCGTGGGCCGGCGAGACTCGCCACGACTTCGTCTACAGCACCGTTCATTCGCTGCTGGCCGGCGAGCCGCGCGGCGGCAACGCGTACTGGCTGACGATCGACCGCGACGATCACGGCCTGGCGACGTCGCTGCTGCTGCTGCCGCCGGCCGACGTCAGCGTCAGCTGGGATGAGATGCGGCTGCGCCGCCGCTACCGCTGGCGCGGCCAGGCCGTCGACGCGGCCGACGTCACGCATGTCCGGATCGGCGCCCGGGCCGGCGAGCTGCTAGGCCGGTCGCCGCTGATCGAGTGCCTGCCGCGGCTGGCGATCATCGGCGCCGCCGAAACGTACGCCGCCGGATTCTTCGCGTCGGGCGGCATACCTGAAGTCGTCATCCACAGCGGCCCGCAGCTGGACGAAACCGAAGCGATCGAGCTGCGGAATCAATACGTCGGCGAAGGCGAGCGATTCCCGGTTCGCGTCGTGTCCGGCGATCTGTCGCTGGACTTCCCGGGCGCCGATCCCGAGCGCTCGCAGATGGCGCAGACGCGGGCCTACGCGGCGACCGAAGTCGCGCGGCTGCTCGGGATCCCGGCGCCGCTGCTGCTGGTCGAAACGTCCGGCAGCTCGATCACCTACGCGAACGCGCAAGCCGCGCTGACGCAGCTGTACCGCGAAACGCTGTTCCCGACGTACCTGGATCCGATCTCGCTGGCCTGGTCGGATCTGACGCCGCGATCGCAGTCGGTTCGCTTCGATCCGCGCGAGCTGCTGGCCGCCGACGCGCAGACGCGCAGCGCGATCGAGATCGCCTACGTCGGCGCCGGGATCCTGGATCCGTCCGAAGTCCGAACCCTGGAAGGCTGGCCGGCCGACGCGCCGATCGGGCAGTCGACCCGCCTACAGCCGACCCCGCGACCGGCGCAGCTCGCGCCGGTGCCCGACATCGCCACGGAGATCGCTGGATGACTGACGAGCTGCACACGACGGCGCCGGCCGCCGACGCATTGAGTCTTCGCGACGACGAAGGCGGCCGGCTGGTCGACCTTCGGATCGTGCCGTGGGACACCGTCGCCAGGACAGACGACGGGCCGGAGATGTTTCGACGCGGCGCCTTCGATGGCGTCGACCCGACGCGCGTGACGATCGAAGCCGGCCGCCACGGCGGCCCGCTGGTCGGCCGCGGCGTGTCGCTCGATCAACGCGACGACGCGGCGTACCTGACGGCCAGGATCGCGCCGACGCCGAACGGCGACGAAGCGCTGACGCTGGCGCGCGAAGGCATCTACAGCTCGGCCAGCGTGGCGTTCTATCCGATCCCCGGCGGCTTTCGCCGGCGCGCCGGCGCAACGGAACACAGCCGCGTCGACCTACGGCGCGTGGCGATCTTGGAACGTGGCAGCTACCCGACGGCGGCCGTCCTGGCCGTCCGACACGACACGGAGGATCACGAGATGCCCGA